GGCTGCTTTGTACTGCGTACTTTTCCGTACTCTTTCATGCTTTTTACCGCCTTTCTTCTTTTTCTTTGCCTTGATATGGTTTGTATAATAATCATCAGCGTATTGCTGAATAGGCACAATATATTTATCTGATAAATGGGAACTGTCACAATGTTTCAACCAACCCTTATAGGAATTGATTGAACACCATTCTGAATAGTTCATTTCCTGACCGTTTTCAACTTTCTTCCTAATGTTGGTCATCTTCCGCTTCATTTCCTGACAGGTGGATTTTCTCAACAGGGTACTGTTCAAAAATATCCTGTACCCAACAAAATCAATACCCCGGATGAATGAAGGGAATATCTGATAGTTCCCTTTTATTCTTAATTTCAAATTCTGTATGAAGTATTCATTGATTTCTGCAAGTAACTGATGCAGTTCTTCTTTGGTTCTTGCAAAAATACAAATATCATCCATATAACGGTAATAGTGCTTTACCCGCTTAACTTCTTTTATCCAGTGGTCAAAACCTGATAGGAAGAAATTGCCGTCATACTGTGAAAAGTAATTCCCTATTGGAATACCGACACCTTCAATGAAGTCCTTGCCGTTTATCTTCACTATCTTGATTTCATTACCACAAGACCGATAAAATTCAATGTTTTCATCCGTTGCCGGACAAGTGCTGATTGAATCAATTACTTCATCAATCAGTTCAAGCAGTTCAGGGTCTTTGTACTTCCGTCTGAACTTCTGTTTTAGTGTTTCGTGGTCAATGGAAGGGTAAAATTTCTTGCAGTCTATTTTCAAGCAATAGATCATTTCTTCCGGCACGGTATCAACCGCCAACCGTAACTTCTTGTATGCTGCATGAATACCCTTGTTTGGTATTGCTGAATATGTGTCATCAGTGAAATACGCTAATAACTGCGGTTCAATCACCTGTAAAACCGCCCATTGTGCAATTCTGTCAGGGAAGAATGGAAGTTTGTATATTTCCCGTTCCTTCTTGCCGTCCTTTTTCGTAAAAGTGGCATATTCCGAAGTTTTGTATAAATGGTTTTGAAGCATCCATTGCAGACCCGCCAAATAGTAATATGGTCTTTTCTCAATCTGCTGAACTTCCTTGTACCATCCTTTGCCTTTCTTTGCGTGTTGAAACGCAAGATACAGGTTATCCATTGAACAGATTTTTTCATAAAGATTGCCATACCTTTTCACGCTTGTCTGTTCCCTTCTGTATGCACTGAACCGAACTTTCAACCCGTCAGGTGACGGTCTACTAATACAGCCCATGTATTTTGATGTTTTGCCAAGTGGCACGGTAATCAGTTTTCAGTACATTGATTTATAAGAACACCCCGCCATTTCTGACGGGGGTGTTTCAAGTGATATTTGTGCATTTACTAACTGACTGCTGATATTCCGATTACGATTAGAAGAAGCATTATTCAGATTCCAATAGAAAGCACTGGTATTCAAGCCATTATTCCAATTAGCACCTAATTTAGTGACATTGGTTTTTTGTCTTTTTATCGTCTTTCTGCTTGAAAATCGTCATCCTTAGCATCCTGATTACCTAAAATTGTGTGAATTACTGGTTGCCTGTTATGCTGCCACCTTTTTTCGATACACCAAACGACCGCCGATACTCCGATTACGATAAGAAGAAGCACTATTCAGAGCCCAACAGAAAGCACTGGCATACAAGCCATCATTCCAACGAGCACCCAATATAGGGACACGCCAACCAGTACCGTTCTGATTCCAACAGTAATCACCAACAGGAAGTGCAGTGTTTCCGTTGAACTCACCCGGTAAGAACAACCAATCAAAATCTTCTGAATAGCAGAAAGCGGAAATATAGCCGTTTCCATACTTTGCGGTCATTCCTGTATCTTCATAAGGTGCTGCCTTAATGTCATCAGCAAAACCATGATCTGCAACATAGGTTTCACACTCACCTGTGGTTGCGTTTGCATAGTGATTGATTCCATCAATCCACCACCAAATATTGCCCCAAAAGTTTTCTTCACCACGGTATGACATAATCTGAATACCGTTAGCGTTGACAACTGAACCTGATGCATTACCAAGGGTGATTGTTGCACCTGTATTTTCTGTCATGGATGTTTTACCGTCATCAGTCTTTGAAACTGCACCGTTACCAATGACAGACTGCATATTGAAAGTTGCATATTCAATCAGCATAAGCATCTGTGAAGCGGATGCCGTCTGAACAACACCCTGTTCCCAACCAGTACCACGTTTTTCAGCAAGTTTTCTGATATTGCCACGGGTTGCGTTCTGTGTAAGTCCTGACAGCGGTTTTGCATTAGCAATACTGCATAACATATCAGCAGCAAAGTCAGCAACCTGTGAATCATCAAGAATGTACGCTGATGCAGATGCATCCCAAAGTGAACCTTCAAAGGCTGCAAGATATGCAACATCATTTTCCTGACCATTTACAATGAACGCCGGATGAAGTTTGAATCCCGCCTTTGGTGTATCTGATACATAGTATCTGATTTTTCTTGTGATTGCCCCCTTGGTTCTCTTTTCAGTTTTAAGTGGTACAACCTTGTAATAAAACTTTGGCTGTTCAACCATTACCTGAACGATTGTCCCGGCATTGAATTTCAGGTTTTCATCAGGTGATTCAGTACCTACCGGGTTACGGTCAACCGCCTGTGTCAGTTTTCCAGTAGTAGAAAATCCGGCTTCACCATAATATGCAGCAACACGCCCGTCATTGGTAAGGTTACAACGCTTTCTGCCACCAAATGCATTGATTCCGTCAAACCCTGAACCCGCTGAACGGTTTACTGCCCCGGCAAGTCTTGTGAACTTCTTGTTTTCAAAGTCCACTTCAACACCATAAATGTCACCGTCTGAATATCCAACATAGGCTTTCAGATCAGCAATTTCTTTTTCAAGTGCCTGAATGTCACCAACCGTTGCATACGCACCCGGACTGACCGCAAGTGATACGTTGTCAGCGTTTCCTACTGTGGTATATAACTGTAAGTATGCAGCCGATACCGTAACACCGTTATATGGTGGCATATAACAGTTATTTGACTTTTCAATGCAGACTGCATACAGGATTTCACCCTTGTCAGGGTCAACGGCATATAAGCCAAGTGTACGCATATAGTAACCTTCTTTCAGGTCTACATTGGAATATGCTGCATCAATTTTGATTGCAACCTCATTTGTGCGGGTAACCTTGGAAACAAGGGTTGTCTGCTTGATGTTGCTAAGTGCGGTCAATGCCTGTAACTGACTTTCAGTGTACTGGGTACTGGAAGAACATACTTTTGTAAAATCAATGTTTCCTGACCCGGCAATCATCTTTGCCATAAGTGCCTGACCATTGTTTGTGATGTAAAGTTTTGAATACTCTGCCATCTTATCATTCCTTTCTATGTTGTTTTTATCTCAATGAAGTCTACCTGAACAACGCCGGATGCTACCTTTGCATCCACACCCGCCCGGATTGTTTCATTAAAATCTGTTGAAATGGTTACCATTGCGGTATCTGTTGCCTTACCACCAAAGTTCACTGTACCCTGAACACTCACTGTTTCCTGACTGTCATTTGTGATGTTCAGCATTTCAGTCTGAACGATTCCACCACCAAAGACTGATGAACCGTTCACATCAAACACTTCCCGGAAATCGTTTGTGATGATAAATTCATTAATGAAGCAGATGCCACCACCAAAAAGAACAGCACCTTTGATGTTGCAAGGGATGCTGTTCTTAGATACAACCACAAGATTTTCAGGAATCATTGTGTTTATGATGTTTTCCAGTTCTTCCACCTGACCATATAATTCAAGGTCAGTGTCAATATACAGTGTGTACCCGGTCTTGAAATCACCAGTCACTTCAAAATCACTGTCACCACAAAGGACAATCAACTTTTGAAGCAACACTTTCCAAGTGTACGGGATTGTGTTGAACCACTTGCTTTGAACCCTTGAACGCCTTGATTCAAGGGTATCATCAGCAGTTGGGTATATTTTCAGCATCTTTTCAAATCGGCTGATTCCATATTCATCAGCGGTTGAAATGAAGCGGTTACGCAAACACCTGTCAGTTGCCGACCACATCAGACTAAATTCAGGGTTTTCCGCTTCAAGTGCTGCAACGGGTTCTTTGTAACTCTGCATGAATGGCGGTAAGTATGAAACAAGGTCAACTTCTCTTATCATGCAGAAACACCCCCTAACTTTGGTATACAAAATTCTGTCAAGGTCATATTGCTTGCCGTGCCATTCAGCTTTGTCCCGGTCACATCCACCACGCCATCAACGCCAAGGATGCGGTTTTCAATCTGCGATACCCTGACAATGGTTTGTGATGTTTCTGACCAGTTCTTTCTTAATTCCAAGAAATACGCATCAACCGCTTCTGCAATGGCTGCTTTGGTATTTGACCAGTTGTGACCTTCTTCAAATGTTACCGTGGTCTTGACTTCAATACTGACAGGTGATGCACTTGCAACACTGACTACATGACCGATTGGTGCAAGTCCGTAACCTTCCCCGGCATTTTCTTCCGGGTCAAGTGTCTGCTGAACGTATTGAACAAGCGTTGAACTTGCTTCACCATAATCATCAGAATCAGTGATGACTACATGAACAGTACCACCAACCGTCAGTTTCTTGCCCTTGGCTGCATTATATACGGCATCAAGCCACGGTTTGACTGCTGCCGGAACTGTTGAAATGATTGATTCATACCAGTTCTTGACCACGGTACTGACGATCATGTCAGCGGGTCTAATGTCACCATTCCAAACACGCTTGACCTTACATGATCCAACACCTTCAATGCCTTTGACCTTTGCCATATAATCAGCATGATTACCACCAAAAGACTGTTCATTGAAGCTGTCAAAATAACGCTGTCTGAAAACTTCTGTATCTTCTTCATCTTCACCGGGAATAAGTACGCTTGTCAGGCTTGCCGTCTGCAATCCGTCAATATATTCCATTGGTATCATATCCCCAAGGTACTGATTGCCAACAACACCTTCTGTTTCACACTGAACCTTGTATGTTCCCGGTGTGATCTGTTCAGTCACAACATAGTTGATTTCACCAATGTTGAAACGCTTTCCAGTAACATCAATATTTGTTGGTGTGAACTCACCCTGTAAGATTGCCTTGGTTGCGGGTTCAGGTGAAAGTCCCCTGTCCTTTGCAAGTAAAATCAGAAATTCCCTTGCAGCAGTATCACCGTATGAATTTTTTATCAGATATTCCAACTCGATGTATAAAATCTGAAATTCAATGGCGGTTGAACTATGCAGATCATAAACAGGGGATGACGGTCTTTTGTCAATTTTGTCAGATACCCGGTTCATCATCCTTTCAAGGATAATGTCATAAGTCTGATCTTCATACATTCTAAATCTTCACCCCCTTCTCTGCTTTAATATCACCGTAAATTGTTTTTACGGTAAAATAGGCATGAACCACACCTTTGACCGTCAGGTCAAATTCAAAGTCGGTTACACCTGTGATTCTTTCATCAACGGCTAACGCTTCACTGATTCTGCGTTCTAATTCAGGACAAACCCAAGTGACAGGTTCACCGTACAGGTCAAGTGTTTCAATGCCGTAATACCACGGATATATGGTGTACTGATACCGTTCTGTTTGCAGTGTTCTGAAAATCATCTGCTCCATGGCATCCTGTTCATCCACAAGACCCCTGACTGAATCACCGTCTAAATCCATTTTATAAGTTAGGCTTGGCTGTGTTTCAATTTCAAAATCTTGGTCAAGAAAACCAACTGTTGAAGGAATCATTTGCCTATCCTATCCACAACAATGAATTTCTGACCTTCTTGCTGTCTTATTAGAATGACACCATCACCGACAGCCAAGCCATTGTGTACGGTGACTTCAATCGTTCCGACAGCATGAACGTGTGACGGGGAAACTGGTGCTGTCCCTGAATTTACATCCCCGGTATAGTAATAATTCTTGATATCCCCAGCCGTTATCTTAGTTTTGAAATCTGTTACATTCCTTGAAAGTACAAGTTGTTTTTCAGTAAGAATCATCTTCTGTTCAACATTTATCTGTAACGGGGATGCAGATATAACCTTTCCAAAACATACATTTACAGGTTTTGTTGATTCTACCGCTTCAACCGCTGCTTGATGTACTTTCTTGATAATTCCTTTTGCATCAGGCAATAAACTCACCCCCTCTAAGTGTCAAATCCATCCAATGTTCACCTTCCTTGTAAGTGTGCTTGCACTTTTCAACAAGCATCCAGTTTTTCACTTTCATATCACCAAGGTCAAGGTTAATGACAACCATTGAACCCGCCCGCACTCTGTTGTCGCCCAAAGCATTGGTGATCTTCAAGTTACGGGTTTTCTTGTTATACAGTTTCAAAAGGGCATCTGCCTTTGCTTGACCATTTTCACCTTTCTGTAAGGTATCAAAATACTGCAAAATGCCCCATTTATTGATATTAGAAGAATCCTGTGTGATATAAACATCACGCTTTTTAGTATCTTCATTGTCATAGGTCAACTTGATTTTGTTATAAGTATTACTGTCGATAGATGAAGTATATTCAAAATCTTGCCCTGTTTCTTCATCAATCATTAAGTACGCCCCCGGAACACCCACATACATAGATGACAGGCTTTTCAGGGTAAGTTTTCCAAAATCGTCATATAACACATACATTTCCCCGGTGTTAGTCAGTGTCAGGTCAAGAGCATTTGTTATCATTTCAAACAGTTCACTGTTTTCTTCAATTCTTGATTCAATGACATACCCTGTATCATCCAGTGTACCAAGGTTCAGGGCATAATCATCTGCAATCATTTTTACAAATTGTGATGCAGTTTTA